TTCCAGATTCACCTCCACAATATCCATCAGATGTTTCACCGGCTTATGCTCCAGATTCACCTCCACAATATCCATCTGATGTTTCTCCTGCTTACGTTCCAGATTCACCTCCACAACAATTGCAACAGAATGTTCCGCCTGTTTATAACCAAGTATCTACAAATGTAAATGTACAAAATTCTATTCCGCCAAGTCAGACTTCTATGTTAAACTCGTCACCTGTTCAAATAATAAAAACTGATTCTAATCCACAACGAGAACCCAAAGAAGAAATGTCTATTTTAAATGTTGCACCAGAAAAAGAAAAAGAAATAGAAGAGTCAAAAAATGAAGAAAACAATGAAAAAAATACTTCAAATTCGGGAGAAAAAACAGTAAGTTTTAACATTCCTGGACAAGATGATGATAATAATACAGAATCTAACTCAGAAACAAAAAAAATTACCTTATAAATTTAAAATCTATCATTTTTTACAATATATAAAAATAAAAATGAAATAAAAATATATAATTATGAATATATTATAATATAATATGGCAACTCAAAACTTAAGTAAGTTAATTTCATCTATTCATATTTCAAGAGTGAATATTCTTAATTTAATGGAAAGACAGGGTTATAATGTAGATGATTATTCTAATTTCTCTATTAACGAAGTGAATACAATGAAACAAAACAATCAGCTTGATATGCTTTTAGAAATGAAAGATGAAAATCCTATAACCAAAAGAAAAAACAAAATCTATATTCGTTACTATTTAGCAAAAACAATTAGACAGGTGAATATTCAGGATATGATTGACGATTTGTTTAATTTGGAACAGATTCTTTCAAAAGAAGATACTTTGTTTATTATTACAAAAGATGATATGAATGAAACATTAATGAACGATTTAAAACATTTTTGGGAAAAAGATGGGTTCTTTATTGTGATACAAAGTATTAAAAGATTACAATTTAATATTTTGGAACATACTCTTGTTCCTAATCATCGTGTTATGTTAGATAGTGAGGTCGAAACCGTTATGAAAAAATACAATATTAAGGATAAAACACAGTTTCCAGATATTTCGCGATTTGATCCTGTAGCACAAGTAATTGGATTGCGTCCAGGTAAGGTTTGTCATATTACACGACAAAGTAAAACAGCAGTTGTTTCAGACTATTATAGAGTTTGTATATAAAGTATTTTATTTATTAATAAATAATAAATAATAAACAATAAATAATAAATAATAAATAATAAACAATAAATAATAAATAATAAATAATAAACAATAAATAATAAACAATAAATAATAAACAATAAATAATAAACAATAAATAATAAACAATAAATAATAAATAATAAATAATAAATAATTTAAAATTATTATTAAAATAAAAATATAATGAGTTTTACAGAGCCTTCCAAAGAAGGATTTACTATTTATACAAAAAGTGGATGTCCAAATTGTAGCAAAGTGAAACATTTGTGTAAAGAAAAAAATATTTCTTATACTACGATTGATTGTGACGAATATTTAATAGAATATAAAGAGCTTTTTTTATTTTTTATTAAATCAAAAAGTAATATTGATTGTAAAACATTCCCAATGATTTTTTATAAGGAACAGTTTATTGGGGGTTATAAAGAAACCCAAAAATATATAGATCAACTTGATTGTTTTAATGAAACTGAAAACTTTTAAAATGTAAATTATATATATTAAGATGAATTTAGAAACATATACTGAAAACAAGATTGAATTTACAAACCCAACTCAATTTTCAAGCAAATTAAATGCTTTAAGTGAGCAATTACCTCCGATTTTAGATGACTTTCAAACCGCATATGTTAATTATAATTCAAATCCAGCATTTGCTACTTATCAAAATAGTTTTTTTAATATTAGAAATAATATTATAAATTTAAATGCTGAATTATTTATAACTACGAATGATATTGAAAAAAACATAGAAATAATAAATGAAGATTTACAAAATAAAAATATAGAAATAGATAATGAAAAAAAAATAAATAAAAAATTAAAATCACAAAATAAAAATGCTGATAATAAAATTAATGGTTCATATCAAATGATTGATGATTACAAAGAAATATACAACTTAAAATACTTAAACAATTTTAATATATTTTTTGGTATAATATTTGGGGTTTTTATATGTAAAACAATTTTTTCATCAAATAATACAATTAAAAAATAATTCAAAATAATTAATTACAAATTTTAAATATAAACATATTTTAATTAATTAAAATATGTTTTCGTTTTATAAAAATAGAATACCAATTAATTCTTCTATACATGATTCTATTGTAAAATCTACACATGATTCTATCAAAAATCATATTGATTTTTTTAAAACTATAAAATATAAAAAGTTACTTGATTTGGATGAAGAAAATAAAGACAAAAAAAATCATATAAATAATGCTATAAATAATGCTATAAATAAACCTATAATTAATACTAATAATTTAGAAATAATAACAATCAGTGATTCATCAAATCCGAATTTTTATGGATCTTTTTTATTATTGTCAATAGCTGGTTGTTATTTTTACTACATTTATAATAAATCAAAACATTAGTAACAATAATAACAATAATAACAATAATAACAATAATAACAATAATAACAATAATAACAATAATAACAATAATAACAATAATAACAATAATAACAATAATAACAATAATAACAATAAAAGAGCAAATGATTTAATTTTATTAATATTATATTATATATGAAATTTGAAGATGTTAATAATAAAAAAACTGATTCTACAATATTAAATTTAGAAAATCTTTCTACAGAATACAATAATGTTTTAAATATGTATAATCAAATACAAAATGACCTGAATACTTTTGCAAATGGACAATGGGCAGTAAATCCTTATTTAAATACTAATATATTATTTACTACAGGTGAAATTGCTTATGTTACAAACAATGGTCTTGTTATGTTGTATGAAAATCCAACAACTGCTTATTCGTTACAACCAGATCAGCAAAATATCGCAGCGACCGATTCTCAAATAGCATCAGAAAATCAAGTTATAAGTAATATTCAAAATACTATACAAAATACTGTAACCCAATTATATAATAATCAAGTCGGTTATGATAATGCTATAGCAAGTGCTAATAGTAAATATTCTCCACTTATATCACAAATACCAATAGTAGGATTAATCGAATATGGTATAGATATGGCTGAAGCAGTAGCAACAAACACCGCAATATTAGCAGAAGAGGACGCAAATTTATTAATACAAAAGGCGGAACAAGTAGCAGAATATTCCAGCGATGAAAATGTGCTTAGTGGTTATTATCAAACCTTAAATCAAGAAAATGCGCAATTAGCATCTGATTCAGCTATTCTCTCAACGAATGGCTGTCCTGCGATCGCAAATGCTACTCCTGTTGGCTTACCTTGGATATCTGAATATAATTCACCTGGAGCTCTTATACCCACGAATCCGCCATTGCTTACAGGAACTACAATGACTGGTAGTATTGTTAGCGAAGGGTTAAGTTGTACAAATATTAACGCAAATATTCCACCGCCCCCGTATGATTTAGTTGAAATACCTAATTCTGTTTATCAAGGAAATAATATTAATAACATTGTCATGACAGACACTTATACTCCAATAGAATTATGTAAAGCAAACTGTTATTCAACACCATATTGTTCTGGAGCTACCTATAATTATGCAACCCAAATATGTTCTTTATCATCTGGTTCTGGAACTATACAAACTTCGCAAGGTAGTACTGCAATTGTTCCAAAAGTTACACAGTATGTATTAGCGCTTTCACAACTAAACTTTCGTTTAACACAAATAAACCAAGAAGTAATGACAGCCATAAAAGGGGCTGAACAAGATTTTGAAAAATATACAAATGACGACGCTTTTGATAATAAAGTATTAAAAAATAGATATACAAAATTAGTAGCAGAGAGAAAAAAAATAGATGAATTAATAGATAGTATGGGACAAACACAAAACGAAGAACAAGTTTATGGAAATAGAATAACAGATAGTAATTACTTTAAATACACTCTTCTTATTGTATTAGCAATAATAGTGATTATTTTTTTAGTAAATATTAGTAGAAAAGACCAAATTGCTGATACAGATGGAACTGTACATAAATCATTATTGTTTATTATTTTTATTACTGGAATAATAGTACTCGGAGCTTATATTTTAAAGAAATATACAACAAATACACAAACACAAGTATAATATATAATATATAATATTACAATTATTATTTGTTTTCTCAATTTTATATATAATGAGTAACATTAACTCAAATTTACAAACTTTAACGAGTCAATATAATTCTGTTTTAAACCAATATCAAACAATTTACGAACAGTTTATAAATTCATTAAAAGCATCTGTTAATGCTGAAAGCAGTAGTAATACTGATTTTAAAACTTCTTCTCAAACCCAAAATTATCAAGCACAATTACAAAAACTTAACGCCCAATTAATTGATATAAATAATAAGATGATTATACTTATTGGTACATCAGAGGATTCTTATCAGAAGGATATTAAAGCGGATATAAAAACACATAAAAAATTAGGAGAAAATTATAGCATTTTGTTAGATGAAAGAAAAAATATTGATTCTATTTTAAATGACTACCAGACAATTACCCAAAAAATAGAATCAAGCGATTACTATACTACAGAAACTTATACGAGATATATCATATTATTAGGTATAACCATTATTTTATTTTTTTTATTATTTAAATATGCAATAATAAGTAATAACCAAACAGGAGGAGGAACGGATAGAATAAAATCGGATATCATTTTTCTTTTATGTGTAATGATAGTATTTTTAGGTTTAGCAAATATTTTTAAGAATATTAGTATGTTGATTTTTTTAACAATATTAATAATACTTTACCTTTTTATAAAAATTAAAATGGTTAGCAAGTAAAATAATTTTACAATTATATATTCCATTAAAAACTATATAAAATATTATTTATGAAGTATTCATTCATAAATAATAATTCATAAATAATAATTCATAAATAATTAATAATGAAATGAATATATTTTTGTATTCATTTATATTAATGACATCCTTGTTTAATATATTTTCTGATTTAGATAGTCAAAAACATGTATCTAATTATTATAAATCACGATCAAATAAAAATAATACAAATACAAATACAAACAATACAACATCTTTAACACAAGGTGAAAAATTTATTAAGTATCAAAAAAAAATTGCAAAGAATTTGAATAAAGATATAAATTATGTAAATTCGAAAGAAGGTTTTACACCACAATTATCACAACAAACCCATAATATTTTAAAAGCTACAGATAATTTAACGAACACTCAAGCTCAAGTTCAAACAAGTCTTGTAAACCAACAATTTAATTCTTCTTTATCTCAATTTGAAGACGCTGAAACAGGTGGAAATAATGAAATCAATGATTATTACGCAAGAATAAATCCAAAAAATCCATATTTAAATACAAATATAAGATTTACCACAGGAGAAATATGTTATGTTACAAATCAAGGAGTTGTAAAATGGTATCCAAATCCCGAAATATGGGAGAACACTGCTGGGTTGAATGGTTGTCCAGCTTCTTCAAATGTAACCCAGTTGAATATTCCTTGGCAACCCTCCTACAATAATTCTGGAACAAATATTCCTACAAATCCACCATTAATAACAGGAACTTCCATGACTCAAGGACAAAGTTGTGGTTATGAAGGAACAAACGTATATGTAAATGAAATGGTTGGATCAAATGTAACATCTTCCTATAAAGGTTGTTTTGCTGACAATTCAACTACTCCAGCAATGACGTATATCGGACCTGCTCCTCCTACGCCAACCCCTGGAACAGGACAAATACAAAATCCAGATTTTGACTATCCTGAAATAGCAGAAAATAGTTATCAATCCATTTCTTCTAATACAACCGTTCCAGGTTGGGATTTTTATGCTGTTTTAATAAATAATTCACAGGCGTGGGGATTCCCAATGCCTTATCCGAATGGAAACCAAGCAGCTTGTATTCAAGGAGGTCAAATATTGGGACAATTTGTTTATTTTACTGCAGGAACATATAATGTAAGTTTTTATTCTGTTGGTAGTGCTACAATGTATAGTAACTCAATAAATGTATATTGTTTCCTGGCAAGTACCAATCAGACTCCTCAAGCTACACCTGTTGTTTTTAATTTTAACCCACCCAATGGAGAATGGCAATTTTACAATACAACACTAACTATTGCGCAAACTGGAAGTTATGATTTCGGATTTTACGGAACAATGAATGGTGCTGATAATGCAACAGCAATTCAACACATCATAGTTACTTCTACTACTGGAGGAGGGGGGTCTTATGCTGCTCCTGGAACTGGAAGTGGTGGTGGCGGGACCTATACAGAAAAAACATGTAAAGATGCGGCTATGTATGAAGGTTATCAATATTATGCATTACAAGACACGAGCTCAACTGGTTATGGATACTGTGCGGTTTCAAATAATTATATATCTGCTACACAATACGGAAATTCGACTGTTGTAAGTAATGAAATTGTCTTATGGCAAACAAATACAACAGGGACAGGAAATACAGCTACATTAAATAATTCAGGTGCTTTGGTTGTAATCAATTCAAGCGGTACTGCTATATTTACAACTCCAAATAACGCGACGAATATCGCAACAAGTTATATAGGTTGTTATGGAGATCAAGCAAGTAGAGCTTTTCCGACTGCTGTAACAAATGGGGCTTTGGTGAATGGTGATAGTGGTCCATATTCTTGGAACTCCTCTGTAGACAGTTGTCAACAAGCGGCACAATCAAATGGATACAGTTATTTTGGATTACAAGATTCAAACGTTGAAGGGGAAGCTGTTTGTTTTGTAGGAAGTAATTTACAAGAAATACAACAATATGGAGCAGCAGCCAATTGTACCACTTTTCCAGACGGATCCGTAAATGGCGGCGCATGGTCAAACGCTGTTTATAATACTGGCATGGCAAACCCTAATTATTTTTTATCCGTCTCAGATACTGGCTTATTAGCAATTTATTTAGGTTCAGGACCAACTGATCAACAAGAACTAATATGGTCTTATCAAGGTAACGTCCAACAACCAAATCCAATATATACAGCAGAAAATGGAATTACAGGAAATAATTGGATTCCATCAGGTTTTGGCGGATTAGCAGCTGGCGATTTTGTAGGTTCGCCAAGTGGTTATTGTGTATTGCTTATGGAAACGACTGGAAATTTAGTATT